GAGCGTGCCGGTCATCGGCAGCATCTACCGGGGGATCAAGGGCGCGGGCAGCTGGGTGATCGACAAGGTCACCGGCCACGCCACCGGCACCAGCTACTTCCCTGGCGGCTGGACCCAGGTAAACGAGCGGGGCGGCGAGATCATGCGCCTGCCCGGCGGCACCCAGATCATCCCCCACGACGTATCCCGCCGCATGGCGGGCGGCACGACGGTGCAGGTCTATGTGACGGTCCAGGGCAATGTGATCGGCAATCAGGCTTACGCGGAGAGCTTGGGCGAGACGATTGCCCAAAAGCTCCTGCGGGCGCTGCGGAACAGCTGAGGAGGCTCCATGTACCAGGTGATCCTATCCATCAACAACAACGAGGAGGTGGCGGTGCTGCCCGCGGTCCCGACGGATCTCGGGCCCCAGCTCCCCCAGAACAACGGGACCTATGAGGGCCTTTCCGGGGATTACAACACCCTGGGGCCTATGGGCCTTTGGGAGATGTCCATTGCCAGCTTCTTCCCCGTCGGCCGGCGTTACAGCTTCATGCCGGCAGACGCCTGGACAGACGGGTGGAAGTATGTGGACTTCTTCGAGCGGAACCGCCCCAGGATGCTGCCGTTCCGGATCATCATTCTGGACGGGAACGGCGTTTGCCGCATGAACAGCCCCTGCTCGGTGGACCAATTCGAGTGGCATGTCAAGCGGAACGGGGATATTTCTTACAGCCTGACGCTGCGGGAATACCGCTTCATTTCCGGTGCGAAGTGAGGAGGGGCCATGGGAACGCAGTACGTGGACGACCACCGCTTCCTGCTGTGCAAGGGCAGCACGGTGACGGACATCACCAGGGCGGTCAGCCAGCCGGAGGCCCGGGACGAGCTGGACGCCCTCAGCGTGGAGCTGACCTTCACGGCGGTGCGGAACAACAACCGGGACAAGTATATGCACTGGTACGGCATCGAGCCGGGAGACAAGCTGCGGGTGGTGAATCACGGCCGGGAGGTCTTTTCCGGCGTGATCCTCACCGTGGGGCTGGACGGCACGGTGACCGCCAACGACAT